CGCGTACGCGCCAGATCCATGAGATCTTGGCACCCCGCAACCTCGCTTTGAGCGAGAAGAAGGTTAAGGTGTTTTACACCATGAACTTCCACGTTGCCGACATGGAAACGTCCGTTTACAACGCGACTGCTCCCCACAAACGCACAACACACCTCCGCACTATGCGCAAGCAAGTGCCAGAGTTCATTCCCCTCCCCGATGTTGCTGTCGAGTTGGAAGAACCCACCCTCACGCATGAGGGTGAGTGCATCGTCCCTTTGGAGACACAGAGCCTCGCTTACCCGATGTTCGAGCAGTTTAGCGACCTGCTTTCTAACCTCCAAATTCACCCCAACGTCGCTCTACCGATGCGGCAGTTCTTCGGTTCAGTGGTTGGCCAATCAACGCGCTCGTTGATCGCTAAACACATTCCCATGAATCTACAAACCGACCTCATCATGGACAAGATTGAGAACGCTCTCTTGTTGTGGTACTACTTCTTCAAGGCCCAAACCACTACTGAACGCTGTATGGCCGCCGTCATGTTTGCTAAGATCACTAACAATGGTCTTGACGACAATCTGGTGGCCACCACCGCTTTCATGGCGGCTTTCAACCACTTCATTGCGGTTGATGAAGCAGAAGAACCCTTAGCACCCCAAGGTAACACACTACCCCTGTTTGACTCTATGCGGGAGTTCTTGGATCGCTGGGAGTCGGTGCGTGCTGCACCCATCTTCTCCAAGCTCTACAAGTTCTCCATGTACACGCTGGCCACATCTATCTTCGCACCTCTGGGTCTGACGATGGATTTGTTCAAGTTTGACAACTTGGCTAAGGAGGCTATGCGCAAGAAGTTCCACATGGGTCCTGATATGATCCATAGCATCCTGGACACGCTCCTCTTCCTCTGTGAACGTGGGTACCAGTGCTACCAAACCGGCACTATCATGCCTTTGTTCCACAACGCCGCCAAATACCAGGAATGGTACGACACTGCTGAGCGCCTTGTACGCCAGTCACACTTCTTGTCCAATCCAGAGGTTCACGGCATCAATCGGTTCAGTTTCTTGGCTGATCTGAAAGACTCGATAGAGAAAGGGCAATCAATCCGGCGGTGCGTTACCGCCAAAGATGAGCGCCTAATCGTCTCTCGACTTTTGGCTACTCTTGAGCTAACGCACGACATGGAGGTCACAAAACGTTCCGCACAAAAAGATCGGAAAAGCCCTTTCTGTGTCCTACTTTACGGTGGGTCCAGCATAGGCAAATCTACTCTTCAGAATGTCCTGTTCCAACAATACGGGAAGTTGCGCAAGTTGAACACTGCCTCTGAGTTCAAATACGTGCGCAATCCAACTGAGGCTTTTTGGTCTGGCATGAATTCCACGCAATGGTGCATCGTGTTGGATGACATTGCCTTCCTGTCTCCTTCATTGGGTGTGTTGGACCCATCATTGGCAGAAATGCTGTGTATTGCTAACAATGTGCCATTTGTGCCTGCACAGGCAGATCTGGCAGATAAAGGTCGTACCCCAGTTCTGGCTGAGTTCGTCATCGGCTCCACTAACACGGAGACGCTGAATCTTCACGCTTTTTTCTCGTGCCCACTCGCTGTGCAACGTCGGTTTCCTTGGATCCTTGATGTTACGGTGAAGCGCGAGTATCAAAGCTTCGATCGCCCTGGTATGCTTGATAGTTCGAAGGTCCCATCACAAGTGGTCGGGTCTTACCCTGACTTCTGGAACTTCACTCTCAAGCGCGTGGAACCTGTCGGTGAGGATCGTCTGCACCAAGCGGGCCGGACCATGGAAGTGGCTCAATTTACGTCAATGCGCGATTTACTAGTTTGGTTTAACCAAGCTGTTATTGACCACAACGATGTGCAGACCACGATCATGAAGGGAAACGCCACTATGGATGCTACTGAGCTCTGTGAGTGCTGCTCCCTCCCTACCTCATGGTGTATGGGCTTGACAACCCAATCTGCCGAGAGCGTTGCAGGGCACATTGAAGGGCGAGACATTGTCCCGACCTACATGAATACTAC